TCTTTGGCGGCAATCTGCTCGATAGTTAAACCACACTCAGGCGCAGGAACGATAATGGCTACACCGCCTTCGTCTGTTGTGTAAATGATTCGTTGGTTCATGGTTGTCCTTTAGCGGAAGATGATTACGCTCGCGTCAGTAACGTCTTCAGCGTTTGTGGAGTTATGATTGGCGTTTGCTGCCACCCGCACGGATGTAGTTGTTTGCGACCCTTGTATCGTATAGTGGGAACGTGTCCCAGTCGGTGAAACGTTTGGGTTCGAACGTGTATAACTGACAGCGAAATTAGCATCAGGCATCGCCGTCGTAAAGTTCACCTTGTAATCACCTGTGCCGTTGTCCGTAATACTCGACACATTCCCACTCGCACGAATCGCCACAGCACCCGTGCCGTTGAAGTTCACCCATGCACGACAGGCGTAGACAGGGGCGGAACCTGCTGCATTGAGTGCCTCCCGCACTCCGAGCGGATCAACTACTTTCCCCTCAATCGCCCCGGCTGCATTTTCTGTTGATGATGCATAACTGATCCCTAATGTCGATTGGGCCGCCGCTTGGTTCGCGTCATCCAGTAGGGTGCGCATGAAGCTGGTCAGAGTGGTTAGCGCTGCAGTCCCTACGCCTGTGAAGTAGGGCAGTCTGTCGGCTACGCTGGACAGGCCCGCCAGGGCGGTCAGTTCGGCGTCCAAGCCTTGGTAGGCGGCGTTGCCCTCGGCCGGGGTCAGGTACTGCGGGTGCGGGTCGCCGGCTGCTTCGTGCGCATTAACTCCAGCTGTAATGTTGCCTACACTGGCGCCATCTGTAGCGACAATGCCATCTAGCACATTAACAATCCTATGCCCACCCATCTGCAAGTTTGCCGACATAGGCGCAGCCCCATTACGCGGCAATGATTGCGTGATCTCATTACCCAAATCAGCAATAGTGGGGTTAGCCCAATCAGGCGAGATAACCGTACCAGCAGTAACCGGGTTACCTGCCGGCGGTGAATAGATACCAGAGAGATTGCGCGGCATATTTTACTCCTCGTTCATTTCAGTACCAAGACGACGCGCAGCTTGCTTACCAGCACCTTGGCGTAGCCATTCAGATAATTGCAAAGCTCGCGGATATTGGCTTGTAGCCCACTTAAGGCCAGGCTTAGTATACGCAGCAGACGCACCACCAGCGCCAGCAAGAACAGCGGGGAGCAACGTAGACGCGCCACCCCAATACGTGCCAACACCAAGGGCGGCGGCTGCTTGTGGAATAACCCAGGGTGACTGCCGCCGCTTGGCTAGCGACGCCGCCGCCTCCCCTAACTCATTAACCTTGGCAGCTTGCTGGCCAAGGCTTGCTGCCGTTTGGGGATGCACATACTTCCGGGCATTAGCTTCTACAGCGTGCGGTTTTATGTCGACAGTGCGTAGGCCTCTGACGAGCTGCTCGGGGGTGACGTCGGTCTTCGTGCCCACCCCTTTTTCGAGTGCGCGGACTTGCCGGTCAAGCAAATCAGCCCTGAGTAAAGCTGCCGAGGCATTATGCGGGGCAACCTTGTGGAAAGCCTCACGCCATTGATCTTGCAGCGGTTTGAAACGCTCACCGGCCTGCCCAATTAGCGCATCCATGTCCTTCCAGACAGCTGCTGCACTGGCGGCATCAGGGGCGGCGGCGATCTGTTGCCGCGCCAATGACAAGTCACGCATGAGCTGCTTACCGATACCAGGGTCAATACCGCGTGTCTGGCTTATCGTGTTAAAGGCCTGCTGTAGGTCGTACTTGAAAGTCTTGTTCAAGTCAAGCGCCTGGCGCGCAGCAGCACTATAGGCATCACTGGTGTACTGGCGTAGTTGGTCCACAACTTCTTGGGGGGCGGTGGCCGTCAAATTCGGCGCCCCCATGGCGCGCCCTAGCGCCGGTGCTGTAGCTGCGGCAGCGTCAGCTTGCCTTGCGCGGGCGTTGGAACCGACCAATGGGACCTTGGCAATCCACGGCTCGGCTTTACCCAACCAGGAATCTGGCGCTGCCTGTCCGGGTGTAAGGGGGATCCCGGCGTCAATTAGCTTTTGCGCATTAGGATCCAACTTGCCGGCAGGCGCAAAAACCTTAGCACCAACTGTGCCTGCGGCAGACCCAAAGCTAGAGCCTAAGGCACCCATCGCGGCCCCCTTAGTACCCTCGCCTTCTTCAGCAGTCAAACCGCCATGCCCAGCGCCAAGGAGCATGTCAAGGACGGCAGGGCCATATTTACCGAGGCTTTTCACGCCGGCAAGCGCCATGCCAGGTCCGGCCAATTGGGCAATATCGCCACCGACATTTCCAACTGTGGACATAGGACCAGTCCGCTGGACAAAGTCCTTACCATGTGCAAGCTGGCCTTTCATCTCAGGCGTCTGCTGCCCAACAAGGTCGGCTAGACCGTAGGCTGCGCGATCCCAAGAATGCTTAAGACCACCCAGCGTCTGCTGCAAGATGCTAGGATTATCGTCGCCCCAACGACCAGGAGAGTTCAGCCGGATTGCCTTGTCAATAGCGGCATCATCCATGTCATCGGGAAACTCGACAGGGCCATGACCGGGGACATTCTTGATGGGCATTATTCAATCCTTCCAGTAACCGGATTATAACGCTTTACGGGCCCTTGGGGAACAGCCGTCGCGGGTGCCGCAGGAGCTGCGGGAACTGCGTCAGTTCCCCACCTTTCCTTATGTGCTTGGTCAATCAAACCGCGGATGTTTTGCATGTGCATACGGATAAGCCGGAGTTGATCTTTCAGCTGATCCGGATCTTGGAACTGGTCAATGGCGCCTGTAGCATTTTGCAATGCTTCGAATTCTTTGATTGCGATCGCACCCAAACCAGTTGCGCCAGTGGGGGAAGCGGCTTTCAGTTCGGCCATAGCCTCAAAAGCAAACTTAGCGCCCAATGTTACCAGTTTAGCTTTTAGATTATACGCGGGCGTCTGGCCAATACCAACTGTAGCTTGCGCAGGCAAGCCCGCCGACATTTGGTTAACATCTTTGAGCGTACTATCAATGGCTGCGATAGTCTCATCAGATTTGCGCACAGCTGCACGATAGGCAGCCATGGCAGCAAGACGAGCAGCCTCTTTTTCAACTGCCGCCTTGGCGCTCTCAACAGCAGTTGTCTGCGCAGCTTGGAAAGCAGGCATTTCACCGGGCTTGGGCGTGACAACATACTGCTCGGCAATGCCTCCCATCGGCCCCCTCACAGCTTGCGTACCGCCGAGGTTCATGATCTGGGCCGCGCGCTTGACAGCCATGTATTGCTCTTGCTGGGCGCGTGGCAGACTCATGAAGTACTTGAATTCACGGACGGCTGCGGGATCGTCAGAGCTTAGCCCAAGCGTTTGCATTTGAGACTTCAGCAGTTGCTTGCTGGCCTCGGTAGCCTGTTGGCTCCAAGTCAGCATGCCTTTGTCCCAGGTGCTCTTTGCTAGGCTCTCCATTAGCGGATTCACTGCGGCATTGCCAGCCCAGTGCATCATCGCCCGCCAGTCATCATCCATACCACCGGATACCTTCATGACCTGGGGGAGTGCGTGCTGCGGAATACTGGTCGGCTCAGACGGCAAGCTGGTCGATTGTGCAACAGCGGCAGGCAATGCGGGCCCACGCTGCGCACGAACTTCCAGCATACCTACTTCAGGGCCACCTACATCGATAGGCGACAGCTCGCCTTCCGACTGCGGAACAGTCAGGGGGGCGCCCGCTAAACTTGCCGCCAGATTATCACGCTCGTCCATGAGGACCTTCATGATCTTCGGGTCTGTGGTGCGGGCAATCTCGCGGTCCAACTCGTCCAGATGGGCAGTCTTGGGTTGCTCGGGCGGAATGTCCCCCATCAAGCCGTGCAGGTCAGCCTCATTGCGATACGTCCCAGGCAAGCTACCAAAACCAGGCGGCGGCGTACGAGGCGACGGCGCAGGATTGAGACTGATTTCCCGCGCACCTTGCGACGACGACATGGTGCCTGAGCTAGGTATAGTCGTCTGAGCACCCTTGACATAGGGGCCGGAAGGCGGCTGACTCAGCAAGGCCGCATTGCGGGCGATCTGCTCATCAGCTTCCTGCAGCAGTTGGTCGCGGGCGATCTGCTTATCCTCGTCAATTTGCAACTGCTGAAGAGCATGCATCCGCTCAACTAATGCTTGCTCGGGGTCACCGCCCAAAGAGCTTGCCGATCCCGGCGAGGACACGCCCCCAAGGGTTTGCGCTAGCACTGCCGCCTGTTCGGGCGTAGGGGTTGAAGTCGGGCGTGCGGAAAGGGGCAGAGCCGGCTGGACCGCCTGCGCTGCCCCCAAAGGAGGGTTTACAGGGGCACCTCCAAGAGTACCCATGCCAGGCATCATCGCGCCGGGCTGGGGCAGCAGCTGCGGTTGGAAGCCACCGGGCGGCGGCATGCCAATGTCAAGCGCCGTCGGGTTAGGCGAGCCCATTGTACCGCCAGCACTCGGGCCATAGGCGGGAACGGCAGGGCCTTGCGCGGCTTCAGGGGGGCGACCGAACATCGCTTCGATCCGGCGTTGCTGGTCTTCGACCATCTCGCCTTCCAAAGCGCGCTCGACTTTATCTTGGTTACGCTGCTGCTGACTAGCCAGCAATCCTTGCAACGCTTGGCCAGCTACACCCCACTCATCTTGCTTGGGGACGTAGATCTTCGGGCGATCGCCAAACATTCCATGGCCACCGCCGCCCCCAACAAAAGAGCCCCCGGAGTTATCCGCTTGTGCCTGCGCGCGCAGAAGGTCAATCGCCTGCTGCTGACGATCAAGCTCCTTACGGCGAGAACGCCACGTAGGAGTTTTCTTTTTTGCTTCAGCCATGATTGCTCCTTTACTTGCTTAACAGTCGACCTGCTGCGCCACCGATCATTCCACCAACTGGTCCACCCATTACGGTGCCAGCAACCGTGCCGATGGTCCCAAGGGTGTTGCCACGACTTTGCATTGCAGCATTGTATTTGTCCATGTCGGCGCCATACTGCATCTGCGCTGCATTCGCCATACCGCTGGCGTCATGCGCGCCTTGCGTGTACAAGTTTTGATGGACAGGTGTACGAACTTCGCCCGCTGCACCCAGTACACCCAACATCTCGTTCATGGGCCGATCACGCAGCATATTCATCTCATTGATGTACTGGTTCCGCGCCATATTCTGGCGAGTGAACTGGTTGTGATACTGGTCCATCGCACCCATCAGAGCCTGCTGGTAGGCGTCATTCTCGTTGCGCCCAATCAGCGCTTGCTGACGATCCCACGCCTCGCCGCCTGTGTTGCCGCCTATACCTTGCGCAATCATCTGGGCTTCTTGCTGCTTGCGCCGTGCGTCAAGGTCAGGGCGCATACGAGACATCATGGCATCCTGGACTTCCTGGATTGCACCGAAGCCTGCTTTACCTGCCTCAGGTGCACCAGAGAAGTCGTAGGGATCTTGCATGGACTGCTCGACGCGACCGAGCATGCCCACGCCCAATTCGCTCAAGTCACCCTGCAATCCCATTTGGGCGTTAAGAGCCCTCTGGAGCTCAGGGTGCAGCGTGGTTGAACGTGTCCATTGGTTAGTAGCAGCGTCTTTAGTCCAGCCTGACTGACTCCATGGGTTGACGTCAGTAAAGCGGTTGACAGTTGTTGCCAGCGCATGTGCGTCCCTGCGTGCCTTAATTTCCTGCTTCGCAAGAGATCTATAATCCGGTGTTTTGGGTGCTTTAGGCTTGCTGCCCATGATCTTTACTCCACGTCAATAACTTGCAATCCTTCTTCCACAAGCGATAGACAAGAGTATCCTCTACCTCGCCATCGTCGCCTTCAGAAGCACCTTCCAACCAGCACTCGCACTCAAACTGCAAATGCTGCAAAATACGGATTGAACGCTCATTGCTTTGCTTGACTAGCGCAGTAATACGATTCACGCCTAAGTCATTAAATGGATAACTTGCAGCAGCGTACCAAAATTCTTTTGAGGGGGGCACCGTGATGGCCAAATTTACATAGATGTTAGGCCCCGAATAGCCACCATAGCCAATACCTGCAATCAACTTACCATCACGTAGCTCTCCAATAGCTTGCACAGTCAAGCCGAAAGCAGTCCCAGCTTGCTGATCAATCCAATCGGCAATTTCGCGACCATGCACAATCATATACCTATGCCTTCTTCATACATTATATCATATGAAGCCCAGAGCACCGGCTGCGCGACTTGAAATGCTAAGCGCATTGCAAAAGCAGAACCTAATCCAGTAACGCTTGTCCAAATGTGCTGCGTAGATTTCGGCGAAGCAGACCATTTGTCTGCCCCCCAAATACCTGCGTTCCAGAGAGCGGCCGGAGCGCTACCAGCTATTCCCGGCACGCTCACAACATCATAGTTATAATCAGAGTTTACCATAATGTTATAGGCAATTGACTGCCCGCCAATAAATGTTGGGCGCGCCATTTTGGCATGCTTTACAACTGCGGCAGAATCAAAGAAATTGAATGCTGCTTGAACCTCGGCATAAACTGCTGTGCCAGATGTAATAGTAATTGCGTCAGATTGGATTGCGCCATCAGTATAGCCTTCCCAAGCGCGCCATATATTACCATTACGATCGCCATAAACAGGCTGTCCTTGAAAGATCGTAAAGCAGAGTGCATCCCAATTATCAAACTGTGACCAGCCACCTGTGATGGTGGACATAACAAGCTGCCCTGAACTGTCGAGCTTAGGCGCATTGACTAAAAGCATGTTGTTATCAGGCCAATAGCATATCTGCCAACCAAATTCGGTCGACAGGTCATGGGCTAATTGGGCCACTAAATACTGGATTTTTCGCGACAAGTACGCGCCACTTTTACCGCCTTCGCCAGTAGTACCCAGCTTTAATGCTTCAGACATAGAAAGCAGGCCAAACTGCGTTGCGATAACCAGATCACCTTTAATTTTAGTAATTGCGCGAACGCTAAGGGGGGTACCCGATTGGAATACGCCCTTTAGATACCAAGTATCAATACCTGCCGGATCGGTACCTGCGTAAATAGCAATTTCGCCTCTAGACGATACTGCAACAAGCAGATCATCAATACCAGTACCGGAATCAATTGTCCAAGTGGCAATGGCTGCAAGGTAGCCACCACGTTGGAAGATAGCGCCGAAGTCAAACATAGTAGCTTGGCCGCTGATTGCTTCAGGTGCCAGGTACCATGCGCGCGTACTATTACCTTGGACTAGCCAAATGCGTTTTTGGTGGACTGTCCCGCTTACGAGAGTTTTGGGGTTAACACCGGCGAGTTCGCCTGCCGTGGGATTATTTTGATCAACTGCTGACGTAATGCGGCCAATAGTAAAATTGTCTTTAATCCAGATTCCGTCATTTACGCCATTGAACAGGATACGGTTATAACCCGATGCGTTACTAATTGCTGGGCCGTCCCATTTAGCATTGGAAAGACCAGTTAGGACAGGCGTGCGTGTCTGATCACCCGGCGTAGTTACATCATACATGCCACTGCCAGCAAAAGCAAATAGCTTTGTTAGACCGCTCTGTTGGGCTGTGATATGCTCGATAATTGTTTGCACTTGCGCGCCGAGCCCAGTTGCGTGGCGCACATTGCCTTTGCGAACTTCTAGTCCGTAAGGCTGGCTAAAAAAATTCCGCAAGACAGTCGCATCTGTCGCGGGCATCGACACCAAATTATCGACGATATTTAGCCCGCCGATGGGCGCAGGAAAAGTGCGGATTTTGGCTGTGCGCTGCATATTAATTCCAGCTGCCATTCTGGACATTGCGCATGCTTAGATAGCCAGAACTCGCTCTCGCAGCAAGGGAGAGCACGCGCGCCCCCTTATTCTTGCCGAGAAGACTTTCGAATACCAGGTTAAATTCAGCCAACAAAGCAGTAGTATCCAGGCCCTTAGCATTCCACATTTTGACCTTCAGGGCTTTAATGAGAAGGTTGGAATTAAGCCGCGGGATGTCTGTGTCAGCTGTAATAGTAGATTTGTAGGTACCAATATTCAGACCACTCTCCACCCAGTTAGCACTGACATACTCAAATGCTATGTCTAAAACTGCAGTTGGAGTGGGGAAAATTAGGACACTACCGCCTAGAAACCGGAATACTTCATGCGGCGTCAGGGAATCAGCACCTGATGTCAATGCAGCCCATTCTTGGGAAGTAACTGGGCCTATCAATGGCTCATCATTCGTGCGGTTCCAGAAAGTGCCATCCACAATATAGTTCATGTCAGACGGGAACGCGTAGGCAGCTTGTGCGGCATTCGTCTGAAATACGTGGATAGCTGTAATCTCTTGCCACGGATGCATAAACATAAGGTCTGCACCCGCGGCATTGAGCAATGCAAGCATCTGCTGGCCTGTATTCTCCAGCGACGCCGCGACTTCGTTAGGTTTATTTAGGCCTAATTCAAGTGCTGCTTGTTGGATAATTTGCAGGGCAGTCAGTTGCATTACTTACTCCTTGGCAGGCTTGGCATTGACCTGCTTTTGTGTCGAAACCACCAGCTGCGCCATTTGCTCTTTTAGAGCGGCGATTTCAAGGTCGCGTTTTTCCAACTCAGCTTCCAGCTTTGTATTGACAGCCTCGCCTTTAGCTGCGTCAAGAAATGCTCTAGCACGGCGGCGTAGATCATGGTTACCCATGATATTCATTGCGTTGGCGTCTGACAATTCAGCCAGCTGCTCAACAGTGACGATATTCATGGCTTTGAGTGTTGCAACAAGGCCAATCGTGGCTTGCGGCCATACTTCAAGGGGGGTGCCGGAAACGGCCTGTGCCTGGCCTGCCTGGTATTGCGCCCATTGTGTTGGGAACCGCCGGCGGTGCTCTTCAGTTACGGGAGTATCCACACTGGAATACTTGTCGCCGGGAATCATGATCTTGACGAAGTCTTTCTCGTCATAAACCGGGCGCCCCTGCTCTTGAGACTTGAAGGGATTGTTGACCGCCTTCCGGTAGAACTCGATATAGAGACGGTTATCAGCGGCAAAACGTTCTTGCCCGCCCATGACGCCACTTTCATAGCTAGGAAGCATTTCTTGTTGCATGGTAATTCTCCTTGTGTTTGGGATAGCGGGATACCGTGCCATACACCCCCCGCAATGGGTGGTTAAAAGTCTACCCGTAAACTCATAAAGCTCACGGGTAGACCCTCCCCTTAAGGGGAGGGCGGGGTGTTACGCGGCCAGCGCGTCGTCCATGAACGGGCGATGGATTTCCATTTCGGCCATACCAGCGGACGGGGTGCCAATCGCAGATGCACCCTTGGCGCCTTTGACACGATCGCCAGCAACGACAGCATCGTCAGCCGTTCCAGCAGTGGCCGTAGCGAACACACTGGCGTTGTCGGCGAAGCCAGCAGCCACCAGGCCTACTGCTTTGCCGCTGATCTGGAACCAGCCGAAGCTGTTGGCACCACAAGCGCTCATGGAGATCGCGACAGGACCGATGGCATTTGCAGCCAGCAGGTTGGAAGTGCCATCGTAGGCATTGTAGGTAACCCACGAGCCGACCACACAGCTGGCAACGCCCTTGAGGTAGGTGAATTCGCCGGCGCCGTAGACTTCGTCGTAGGCTTGGACGATCATGCCCAGCGGGTGCTGCTGAACAGAACTGGCTTCGTTGATCGGCTGCATGCCGATAACGGGATTGGTAGGTGCAAAAGACATGATGTTTCTCCTGAAAGATTGCAAATGGCCCCAGTTAAGGGGCCATGCTATTACTCGACGACAACGCCTTGCAGCGAGAGGTTGGAGGCGGTGAGGTTGCCGGCCCAGGCCAGGATTTGCACCTCGGCATCCTGGTTCACGCTGTAGCGTTTGCCGGGGGACAGGGGCACCATATTCCGTTGGGCGTGCGGGCGGTAATGGAGATACTTCGGGTTGAGGAAGTACGCCTTGCTCGCGCCCATGAAGCCGCCAACGCCGCCGTCCAGCACAATGTCAGCGTCCATGTACTTCAGCGACACGAAGCCCAGGTCAGCTTGCGCCGAAGAAGAGAAACGCTGGTTGGCTTGCAGCGAGGCGACGTATTTGCCCCAGTAGTCGTTGTCAACAACCACCAGCTTGGGACGGTCTTGGCCACGCACCAGTTGCGCCCACATGTAGTTGAACACTTGCTGGATGTTGTTGGCAGAAGTTGCGGCACCGAGGTACGTCGAAGCATCGACTGACTTGTTCTTCCAGAAAGCACCAATGGCAGCATTGCGATCGATACCGCCAACAATGTTGGTCGGGGTGACCGCAACTTGAGCATTCAGGCCGGTGATTTCTTTGCCGGCAAAACCAGTACCGTCAGCATAGATACCGGCGGCGATCATGTTAGACATCGTGGCCTCAGCAACAGCAATACGAGATTCCAACAGGTCGATGATTTGCTCTTTACCAGCATTTTGCAGCTGCTCCAGGCCAGAAACCACAACAGGCACCGCGCACTGTTTGATTTGGTATTCAGCCGCGCCGATCACATCTTGCGCAGTAACCGGCAGCAGGTCATAGCCCGAATACCAGCTGGCATTGCCATTCTCAGCAAACGACAGTTCCTGCAGGATGGTGTTGCCGCCACTGAACTTCTTGATGTTGCCCTGCTTCTGCAGGTAGGCCAGAAGGGCGTTGTTCTTGGTCACGTTGTCGGCAATGACGCCGGAACGATTTTGGATGGTCGTAGCGATGATGTCGCTAATGGACGAGGGGAATGCCATGATGTACTCCTAGAAAGTGAATTGATTGGTTTCCCTTAACCGCTAATGAGCAGAAACTGCTTTAGCCGCCTGTGGGTCGCAGGCAAGTCACTCAGGAGACTGGCTACACTGAAATGGATGGAAGTCATCATCTGCCACCATCGTATGCTTTCAGGATAGTGCCCCGTAAGTCCGCAGGGTTCCCGCCATTCACAACTGTCGCTGGAGCTCCCCCAACTGACACAGATGCAGCAATTGCTTTCTGTGCTTGCTGAGCGACTTGCGGACTTGGTTGCGCAAAGCCACGATACCCTACAACTTTATTATACGCCGATTGGAGCGATAACGGAACGCCCCGCCGAAAATTTATTTCGATCAGGTCTGCCATGTCCTCCCTTACATCCTCGAAGTAAGGGTAGTTGGTAGTATCCGCTGCCATCTCTTGAATAGTCATAGCAACTTCCTGACGCTGCTCGTCAGCTTCTTGCTGGAAGCGCTGCTGGATTGGCGCTAGACGCTGGTTTACTAGCGCTTCAATTCGTGCCTCCATCTGCGCTCCCACATCAACCGGGGGTGGGGGAGCGGATCCGGACAAAGCGGCATCCAAGGCGCGGAAGTCAATGCCATAGTCCTTGATGATTTGTGCCATTTTGGCGGCACGCGAAGCCATCGGCCCAGTCGACAAGGCACGATCAGCTTCCATGAATATCCCAAGCGTCTGCGCCGGGTTGGTACCCCATTCGCGTATGCGTGGGGCATACTCATGCACAACTTGCGCAACTTGCTCAAATTCCTTACGCACAGCCGCATTCTCATTGAGAGCGGTGTTAATTTGTCTCTCTCGGCGAGATACTTCACGCCGTACATGCTCCGGCAGATTGGACCACACTTCCTTGGCTTCACCCTTCCAGGATGCAGGAGCTTTGTCGTAGGGGGTAGCTACAGTTGGAGCAGGCGCCGCAGACGCAGGTTCATCAACCTTCGCTTGAGCCGCAGGCGCTTCGCTAGGCGCGGGGTCTGCGGGGGCTGCTCGATCACCAGGCTGAACCGGCGCAGGCGTAGCATTTTGAGACGAATCCACGACTGGACTGGGAGTGGGAGTACTCTCGGGGGTACTCGATACATTGGAATCTTCCTTTACTGCGGACTCAATCGCCGCGCGCAACTCAGACATGGTGTTCTCCTTGTGGTTTACCTGCGAAACTTCTGGTTCACTTGATGCGCAATAAACTCGCGCCTTTCTTGCTGCTCTCGCTTGGACAATGTGTATTCTTGCGCAGCCAATTTAGGTGGTAAGCCTTTCAATTCAGCGGTAGGTACAACTTCATGCATGCGACAATGCTCGCGCAGTTTAGCGCGGCTATCAATTAGCGTACCGTCAATAGGCGAAACAAAAGCTTGGATTTCGCCAATTATAGTTACACCTTGTTGTGCACTTTGAAGCGGGGCAGCCAAATGCTTCTCGACTAATTTGCCATCGCGCATGACATAGGTAGTTCTAGGCATTACCACCTCCTTGTGTCGCCTGGCCAATTAAGAACAGCGCCTCGCCGTCATCTCGTACAACTTCTAATTCATATGCTAATGCGCCAATTTGTGTTACTATAGCTACAATCTGCGTTTTCATATGAAGAAGCTGCGCTTCCAGCATAGCTGTTTGCATATCATCAATAGTTGGCGGAGTCTGCTGAGCACGCGCGTCAGCAGTTAATGTCAACAATTGCGCTGCGTCCATTTTAAGCTGTGCGACGGCCTGTGTGAGCCCCTCAGTTGTAATATTAATGGGTACTTCTGAGATTTCACGCACAAGCGGCTCATTGAGGGGGGCGCCCGGTTCGACTACTTCCATAAGCGACTGTAGGACTGTCTTAGACACTTCCTCAGCTTTCTTATGCTTCCTGTACTCATCTTCTGGACCGTACAAGAAATGGAAACCACCGCCGCCCCCGGTACGAATTCCGCTGATTGGCGCGTCCATGTTGGCGAGTTCAGGTTCGAGTTCGGTGCGGACAGCAGCAGCAATTGCCGATGTCGTCGGTGGCGATGCTTGCGTTTGCAGTCGTGGGGATGTTGTCCGCCATGTGAATCTCCTATCTCTTTAATCTGGCCTGGGAAGGTGCATCACACACCCCCCAGGTATTTCGCCGCGAGCGCCCCGGCGATCACCACCGTCGTAGCCCAGGTGGCATGCACCAGCCAGCCGTCGCGCACCTTGCGCCGGCTCTCGGCGTCCTGCTTCTCGGCATCCATCTTGCTGACAGCCCACGAGCAGTAACCACCGTGAGCGTAACGATCTTTGAGGATGCCGAGCATGGGCCGAATCTCCACCCACTCCTCGCGAAACTCGCGCCACTGTCGATGATCATCGCCATGCGTACTAGCATCACCATTGAGCACCAGATCGCGCAGCACTTCCTCGTCACGCATCACGGCGTCGATCTTCCTACCGATGGCGTCCAGCACCTCAAGCTGCGTCAGCAGTACGACCTTCAGCGTCTTGTCTTCGCACGCCTCGATATTCCGCATGATCTTGTCGCGGAGATTATCTTCCACGGCTGAGTCAGTTTTTCGGATGGTCATGGAAGTCGATCAGGGCGTTGAGTTGGTCGATGTAGCCTCGGCAGGCTGCGTAGTTGTCGGCGACAGCGTGAGCGATCGCACGGGCATCAACGGTTGCGGGCGAGTCAAGAGATGCGCGGGCGGCGTCGGGCAGGTTGCGACCGGCGGCGGCGGCATCGTGGATGATGCGCAGGCCGGCAGGACACAAGCCGCGCAGGCGATCAATGTCAGACGAGAGTTCATCCTTCAGCCTCCGGTTTTCGGTTTGGGCGGTGGCCAGCTTCGCTGAGAGCGCGTCACCCCTGGCAACGGCATCCAGATAGTCCTGATGCGCTTGAGCAGTCGCTCGAGCGAGGACTTCGGAGTGTTCAGCTTCGCAGCGCGCATAGCCTCTGTCCCAGATGGTTGAGTAGCCCCACCACGCCACACCCACCACGGCAATCGCGGCCAGGGCGTGCGGCAGGAAGCGGAGAGCGAGGGGGTGGATCACTCAACCACCATCCAATCTTCGGCCAGCATGTCAGTTTGCCTTGCTCGCCAGGGGACAAACCTGTTATCCGTCGTTGCATCTGCGGGGGTATCCCGCAACCACACCTCTTTCCCATCCCAGCCGGCACGGCATACTTTTTTACCCGCTTTGATGTGGGTAAACGCATCGCCGAAAGTCAAACCAGACAAAATGATACTGTTATCGGTGCTCACTTCGCCCCCTTCGTTTCAAGGCTCGACGTCGTCTTGGCCCGCAGCGCCACCATCAGCAGGCCGATCACCATCAGGATCAGGCCGGTGGCGTCCGCGCCCAGATGCTTGTCGATCAACTGGTGCTGCGTTTGCAGGTAGCCCAGGACGGCGATGACCACGGCGGTATTCGCTGTCCAGGAGCGCATCAGGCCGCGCAGCCAGCGTTTTGTGCGGAGGTTCATGTGTTCTCCTTCACGAGTTTTCGCCACGAATTACGCACCCGCCAGAAGGAAAAGACGGGTGTGTCTTTTTCAATCAGGCGGTGCTGCCGAAATGGCAGTGCGCAGCCGACCTCGTAGCCGCGCGCCCGGCAGTGCGGGCAATCGCGCTTGTGGTGCGTCTTAGGAACGCCGTTTTTGTCCCGCCATAGGAACTGGTGTTCGCCGTTCGACAGCAACCGCCACAAGCGCATCATGTGTTCTCCTTCACGAGCCGGTGCGCCCGCAGGATGTCCGTCTCGTGCGCCCGCCGGCAGTGGTCCGGCTCCCAAAAAGCCAGTGTGTCGATCACCGCCTCAGTGCACCGCCAGCCTTGGCGGAAGGCGCGGCCGGAGATGGACTCATTGGCGTCGCCATTCAAGAGGGCGACGTTGAGCAATTGGCTCACGGCATCCAACAGACGGATGAAGTAGCTAGGACGGCGGGTCATGGCCAAAACACCCTTCTGCCGCTCCTCGGCGGAACTTGTTGCAAGTGGCACCAGCCCTTCGTCGCGGACGGGTGCTCCATCCACAACCCAAGCTCCGCCAGTACGTCTAGATGCTCCATACACCATTCATCCAGTTCCCCCTCGGGGTCATAGAGGTCCACGGCATCGCCCGTCATATGCTTGCTACGAGGGGCCGCATTGGGCACCCTGGCATTCACGGCAGGAGGACGCCAGCCGCTTGAAATCGGGTTGCGGGTGACAGGGTGCGGCTCCAGAGCCAGCCCGGACACCGCGATCAGTTGGTTAACCTTGCGCAGCAAATGCGTCGCCGCCCGGACAATCTCCGGCGACATGTCGCCCTTGTAGGCGACCGCGCGGTCCATCCAGTAGTTGGCGAGGCGCAGGGCCGGGGTGTTCATGCGGCAGACCAGCCTGCAATTTTTCCATCAGTACCGCGGCTAATACTACCTACGCGCGGTCCAGTTTCTTGTGGCTCTTTCTCAGCAGGCTGTGCCGCTGCCGCCTGCTGCTGTTGCTGCTGCTTGAATACCATGTCCAATTGCTGCTTTTGTGCTTGCAGCGCCATGTCCATCTTTTTCATCTCTATTTCCAGAGCATTCATAGCTTGCTGATGCTGTATCTCCATCGCATTCTGCTGCTCTTGGAATTTCAATTCTTGCTGCTTAGCAGCCATTTCCATTTGCGCACGCTGCTGCGCGATAGCCATATCAGCTTGTTGCTTCTGTTGCTCCATCTGCTGTTTCTGCTGCAAAGCCTGCTGCTCAGGATCCGGCTGCGGATTCTGCTGCGGATTCTGCTGCTGTTGCTGCCAGGCGGCCAGGGTATTATCCAGGATACCCTCAAGCTCTTTAGCCCCCTTCTGCGCAGCTGTGGCATACTTGATCATGGAGATAAGCAAGGGGGTGGCACCCGGTTCGGCTTTAACCATTGTCGCCGCCGACTGGAGGTAGGTGGCCAGCGAAGTGACAAACTCCGCACGCTCTTGCTTCTCAGCCGCATAGTCCGCCATCTTCATGGAGTCGGCATCGACCGACACCCGCCACATGAACTGCTGCTCGTTCTTGATAAGCTGGAGCGCCTGGCCGATCAGCTCAGGCTGCTTGGCATTCACAGTAAACTCGATTGTGGATACCTTCAGCAGTTGCTCAGGAGTGAAGTGTTTGGCGAGAATCTGCGCCTTGATGCGAAACAGGGCCGAGGCGAAGTTGACAACTGAATCTTGCAGTTGCTGGATGCGTAGAGACGCATATTGGGCCTTGATCTGCTGAGCGCCCAGCGTCTCACTGGCTTTCGACTGACCCCGCACAATGTCGGAGATACCAGTCAGCTCGTAAATCTGCCCCTTAATGTCATCACGGTGGGTCCGCAAACGCTCTAGTACGGCAGCAACCTGCTCAATAGGCAGCCAGTCCACCGCCCCCTTGATGCCGCCCTTTTCAGCGAACATTGCCCAGTTATCCACAGGCACCAGCTGATTCTCAACAGTCTCGGACAGCATGCGCTGGACGCCCTCAGACGCCCGATCGTACACCCCAACCACCTTCAGCGCCTCATTCAGCAAGCTGATGCGGTTGTTGACCTGATCCAGCTCCTTGTACTGGTCTTGGATCAGGTAGTAGTCGGCGGTAGGAATGCACGAGCTAGTCGTGGTGAGAGCAAATAGTGGCCGCGGGCACGGCTCGAAGTCTTCAAGCTGGAGAGGGTCATCTCGCTCGTCCAAGAGTTCAGGATAGGACTTACTAAGCCAGATGACGCGTCGGGTTTGCCTGTCCCAGATCTCGTAGACAATAGCTTTCTGTAGTACTTCAGTCTTGTCATCCTCACCATCCTTCTTAGGCGCATAGTCCAAGGGGATCTTTTCAGCAACTTCTTCACCAAAGCGCGTGGCAAGACTATCGCGGTCCATGTAGACCCGACGACCCACCCAACGGCGTTCAGCCCAGGTGCGGCACGGAGACCACAGGAAGTCTTTCCAGTGGACATGCTCCAGAATGACTGTCTGGTTGACCACTTGGGGAGGAGGAGTGATCGGTTCGCCGGTAATGGGGTCGATGGTGTCCGCAGGTTGCTCAGTGTCTGTCTGGAGACGAACCCACGCCTGGCCAAAACCCGGCACCAGGCGATCCTCGATGCACTCCGTCATGATCTGGGAGAAGTAGCAGTCGGGGACATCCAGATCTTGCGTGACTGCGCGCTCCATTATGTGTGCAGCAACCCGGGCCACGTCGTCATTCATGTCCTGGAACTTGCGCTCCACGCTGACCTTGGGGATCTTGGAGTACAGGGCCGACTGGAGGATGCCCACGTTAGTCGTGAACAGGTTGAACTTGCGGGTATCAGACTCCAGTGCGCCGCGGTCGTCTATATACCGGCGGCGAATCTTCTCACCACGTTCCCAGAAGTCATCCAGTGACTTCTCGGACATGCAAATCTCCTCATGCCAACGCTTATATTGCGCTTCAGGAGTTTCATTAGTTTTGCGGATACTTGCAATAGTCATCGCGGGTACTTTCTTTGTCCACGCAGACCAGTCAGTTGGTCTACATACTCAGCAATTTGTTCTTGCGTTGCTGCGGGATGATTAAGAACACCACGCATAATTGGAATCTGCTGCCGGTTAAGCATCTGAGTTATTTCGCGCATAAACTCAGGGCCAGCCATTTCTCTTGTCGCATTAGGAATGCGCACTGCAGCAATGTTCTCAGGCGTAAGGGCAACCGGGCCGTGGTATTTCAGCTCCGCATAGTCCTGCGGCATTTGCTGGAATAGCGCCTTTTCTTCCGGGAAGCGCAGCAAATACTCCCGCGCCATATCTGGCACATCGGGATTATCTGGCATAAAAGGCACGCCAGATTGATTATCAAACCAATTCAAGAAGCGGTTTTCAGCACTCCGATACTGCCCCACAGGGAAATCAAGCGGTACATCATGCCCCGTCTTCAAATGCTTTGCGCCGCGCCAAGAATTCTCATACGCCTCGTAACTGGGGAATTTCTGCGCAGCAGCAACTTCCAGTAAACGCCCCGCAGTACTGGGCGCTTCACCTTCAGTGAACATGGGATCTTTACGTAGTTGTGCTGAACGTGCGTACAGATTCGGTTGCCTAGATTTCCGATAGGAGTAGATATCTGTCGAGTACAAATCCGAACGGGGGTTCGTCGCCGGGTCAAACCGCTGGGGCTGCATGTAAAGCTCAACCTCAGCTTCAAAAGGCGCAGGCTTTTTACCAATTGCCATCGAGGGCGCATCAAGCGTAGGCGTACTGGGTTTCCAGGAATACTTCCGCTGGCGCAGCAGTTCCAGTAAGTTGTCAAAGGACGAGCCATGCGTGAGCAAAAGATTCGGATCCCCACCTTTGCGGATCATCTCGCGCTTGACCGGCTGTTTGCGTAGCATGCTCGTCGGACTCAAGAAGCCTGCTGCCATCCCAGCTAGGTCCGAGCCTGTCGTTTGCGTCACAGCTTCAGGGATAATATCACTGAACCCCATAAGCGCTTGCGCCGCATTCGCCTGGCGATCGAACGGATCCGGAGCACCCTTAGGCTTCCCCCGAAGTGCCTCAATCATAGCCGCCCAGCTGCTCATATCCGGCTCACTTTCCGCGGTTGGTCCGCCCACAAATCCTGCAAAGTCATCTGCTGAATTGTAGGCCGTTTGGGGGGAGGGACCGCGACAGGGACAACTCGCATGCTATTCTGCCGGCGTCCAAGCAGCGACAGTGCATCCACACAGTCATCCACGCCAACTCCTAGCGCATTCGGGAACTGCAGCAACTCATTAACTACAACGTTAGTCCAGGACAGCGCGGGGTCCATGTAAATCTTCCCCCGCTTGAACATCCCACGCAAGCCTGCCGCCCGGGTCTCTTTATCCTGCCCACGCATCGGCATTGGATGCCAGGTCACCGGCGAGTTGGTATTGCGTGCCTCAGTCGCCACCAGCTGCATGAACACTTTGCTGGCGTTGTCGTCGTCAATCAGCCACTCAATGGGCCTGTACGTAGTCGCCATGGCACATAGCGCCTGACTCGACGCATTGGGGTCTGCCCGCTTGCGATAGCAGTCCACCAGGTGGCAATCCCCTGTCGTGCGATGCTGGGCTACCATAAAGTGGACTGTGTAGTCCCCCTTATTCACACTCAGCGCGAGGTCAGTCATGCCATAGTAGTAGTAGCTCTCCGGCTCGTACTTAGGGGAGGGAGCGAAGCGGATCTCATCGCTAGCCACCCAACTTCCACTGTCGGCCGGAGGCTCTTGCTGGTAGAGCGTCTTCCATTTGAAGTCATCCCGCTGGGCATCCACCACCATCTCATGCGTGAACCACTCCGGCCAGAGTCGCTCGCCAACTTGACGCCCCAACGGATCATTCTCACCAGCTAACATCGGGAGTTTCAGTATCCGTTGACGACGGGTGGGGGAGGCGGCGTTGCGATCGATCAGATAGCCAGCTAGGTCATTACGCGCTAGGCGCTGACAGATCAGCACCAGCTTCGCGTTGGGCTTGAGACGCGTCACGAAGTCAGTCTCATACCAACCATGAATCTTCTTAAGTTGGGTGAGACTCTGCGCCTGTTCGAAGCCACTGATGGGGTCGTCGATCACTGCTAGATCAGCGCGGAATCCCAGAATGCCTGATCCGACACCCGCGCCGTAGAACTCGCCCCCAGCATCAGTCGCCCAACGTCCGGCGCTCGTGCTATCTTTAGATAACTCAGTTTGGGGGAAGAGACGCTTGAAGGCGGCTGTGTCCACGAGATTTCTAACTCGTCTACCCCACTTCTCAGCCAACTCCGTAGAGTAGCTCGCCGTAAGGATGTGTCCACGAGGATACTTTCCCATGAAGTAAGACGCCAGTCCTACTGATGTGTAGGTCGACTTTGCACTGCCTGGGGGCGCCAGGATTATCAGTTCATCAAACTCGTCATTGAGGAGCTGGTCTATGGTATCGCAGATTAGCTCATGATGCGCTGAGGGGGCGACCTCCATGACATAACGGCAATAATGCGCCAAGTGAGCCTCTGCGAGCTCACGTTTCTCCAACTCCTGCAGGATTTGGCTTGGCCTCATTTTATTATTATACTGCCTGGGGCCCCCGAACGGAAATTATTTTTTTCACTGGGGCTATCTAGGACGATATTGAAATTATCTAGTATGATATTCAAATTATCTAGTACGATATTGAAATTTCATGTACGCTAGACGCTGTGGTTGGCCGTTTGAGGCTATCGCATGTCCACGACCCGGGGGGCGTGGGTCGAAGTCCAAAGAGGACAAATAGGTCTTAATACCCTCATATCCAGTATAACAGTCAAAGAGGATAAGAAGGTCTTAATACCTGCATATCCCATGCCCATAGAGGGTAAAAGGGTATGAATACCCACATAGCCAGTATGACAGTCAAAGAGGGTATGAAGGCCCTAATAGCTGGTTTGGTAAAGAGGACCTAAAGGTCTTAATACCTATATGGCTTTAGTATATTAGGACCTTTATGTCCTCGATCGCCAGCCAGCCAATTAGGACCTAAAGGTCTTTTTATCCTGGATCGCCTGTCAACCAGGACATAGAGGTCCTTTTATCTTCGATCGCCAGCCTCCCCTTCATCTATAAGTAAAACTATTTTAGCTATAGAAAAGTTTTAGCATCTTTTTTTGTTCCCTGTGGCTATAATAAAATCACTGAGTAATGTTACTCAGCCTAACCAAGGAGTAGATTATGTCCAAACGTAAATCCCCCGCTGTTGCCGCCCCTGTTGTCGCCCCTGCCACTGAGGAAGTCATGGCCACGGCTGAGCACCAAGTTGGTGCTGACCCTGCCCCCGCCACTGCGAAGGTCTCCCGCCCCCGACTGGGCGTTGGCAAGTTTGTCATGAACCTGATCAATACCCAGCCCGAACTGACCAATTCCCAGTTGCTGGACGAAGTCAAGAAGGAGTTTGGGGACGAAGTCAAGACCACCAAGGCCTGCATCGCTTGGTACAAGACGGCTTCCAAGAAACAGGCTTACAATGCCGCCTTGCTGCGTCAGCCGCCTTCCGGCCCTAATGTCAAGAAACAGGCCTAAGGAGACTGAGGGGGGAGACGGTTCCCCCCTCAATCAAATGACAGCCATCGTTGGAGTCTATCTTATAGGCCTGACCCTCTTCTTCCTCCTGTGCATTGGAGTTATTGGGGTTCTTGCCTTGCTCGACTGTTTCAAGTAACTGGTGGGCCCAGCCAAGCGGTTGGGCTCCCTTTTTTTCTCCGTAAATCCCCACCAGTTGGACGGGCGCTCGAAAAGTTGCAGCCAACCAGCCGGGTAAATCCCAAATCCCAGCATTTGATTTGAAGTCCGCCACCGTCGCGTTTTCGGCCGAATACGTTCGTCAGGGCCTGTCGAAATAAACGCGACGGCGGAACTATACGACGACCGATTTATCGATCGGGACCGTCGTTTTCGATCACTTTTTCATTCGCGACCATCTCCAGGAACATCTTTTTCAGCTGGCTTGTGGGGAGGGACACAATGTCATTGTGGACAGTGGCCTCCAGCCGCACATCCGACTCCACAGCTTGCGGGATAACCTTAAGAAGCAACTTGTGATACAAGTCGGGATCGCTTTTGGCGACCTTTTCCAGGTATTCCACACCACCCAACCGATTGTAGACAGTCATGATGTCCTTCTTCAGCCGGCGAGCGGGGACCTCCTGCAAGTCAAGAATGGGCACGATAGGGGCGAGCGGTGGCGGGACGTACATCTCCCACTCGCCATCCACTAACACGATCGGCTTCTTGGTCGCATAGTCCAATTTGTACAGTTTCCCATCGATTTCAGTCGCTTCCGAGGGGTGCGGAGTCGGCCGATAGTAAGGGGAAGCAGGGTCTGCCTTCGGATCTAGTTTCATAGGTTCTTTCCTTATGTATCTAATTTAGGACATCAGGACGTCAAATATATAAAACTTTTCATATTAAGGCCCTTTTTAAAAAGTCCCATATTATAAAGAAGTTTTTTCGGCCGTCCGACTGACGTCCTGAGGGCAAAAAAGTCTTTAAAATCAACGACTTACGTAGGACGTTTAAACGTCCTGAAGTGTTTTAGTCGGCTTTTGTTAACTACCAATAGCGTACAGTGTATATCGGCTTCTCGCTTAAACATTACGCAGTTCTCCAATTTTATGACGTTAAAAGGACGACGGGAGGACGTTGTCGACGTCCTGCTAGAAGCGGCCATCGGCGAGTTTGATCCCTTTGTATGCGCGCACCTGCTTGTGCTTTGTACCGGTAACCGCAGGGAACCTCTCTAGAAAGCGTCGGCCGAAGATCTTGTTGGCCACCGGTGTCCTCCCCTCATGTATCTTGGTCCAGTTCACATAGAGCTGGTATACCATGGCAGATGAGATGTATCCCTCAGGATCGAAGACAAATTCCATCTCATCGGCAAACTGTGCCATGGTATCTTCCTCATTGCGATAGTTCTCAAGCGTCTGTGAGAAGATGTTCTGCCGTTCCATCGCTGCCCCCTCAACGACCCAGGCGAGGATCGCTTGCATGAATGAAGGATCGTGTACAGCTTCATCGAGGTACCAGCGATTCTCGATAGGAAGATGCTGCTCGCTAGCGTGGACGTTGTTCGGGCGTCGCCAGCGGCATTTAAACTCAGAGACATGCATTCGGTCCCACATGGCTCGCCCCCCTTGAGCGATGTGAGGCAGTGCATTAGTTAGGAGAATCAAATTAAAGGTGACGTCATACTCATTACCAGACTGGTATAAGTCCCGGGCGGCGAACTTGTCGCTTCCTGTTAGCAGCTTGATTGCACCCTCATCGAGGTAGGCAGTGTCGGTGGTCTCAGAGAGAAAGACCAACCGCTTGCCAATTGCCTTAATCATGAAGGGTGAGGCTTTCTCTTTATCCTCAGTCTTGAAGGCGGAGAGAACAGCCTTAGCGGGAATGTTGGCAGCGTAGTCATTCAAGCCCGCGCTGAGAAGCTTCGCGAGAACTGATTTACCGTTCGCCCCCTCACCCTGCCAGATGTCGAATGTCGTCAGCTTATTGCCAGCATAGAGCATCTGTCCCAACCGGTACTGCAAGGTTTTGGCCCGCACGACGTTGGGTTTACCATGATCGTCGGAGGTTATTTCCTGGATGAAGGTGTCGAAGCGCTCATCAGTCGCCCCCCTCACGTAGTCCCATGCGCAATACTTAGAGACTTTATCCTTATGCGTAGGGGCGCGGAACTCACTCTTAGCTAGGTCGTACAGACCATTTGGGAAACCGAGAAGGTTAGGATCAGAGTCAAATTCACTATACCGGTCGGCGCAGCGGGATTGTAAGATGCCCGTGACGGCGCGCATCCCGGCGAGGGAGCGACCGCGGAGGAGGCCCGACTTGTATTCAGCGAGCTGGCCTTTGAGTTTCTTGATACGGTCGGAGGCGCCTTCGGCTTCCGGATCCACGTCATGAAGGATCTTGTGGATACTGTCGACCTTCTTGGCGAGGTGTTGCGTGGCGATATTGATAATGTCGAAGGGGTCTCGATCCGTAACAGTCCAGCCTTTCGTATCCCAGGTTGCCCACTTGCCTATATCGCTGAGGTACTTGAGGTTATCATGGCCGTACAGCTGGAGGGTCAGAGTGGCTAAGCCGGCATCTGTGGCATCGATATAACCGAATTCAAAGAGCTCGGGAGTCGTGACGAAGTGAGACCGCGCCCCCTCAAGAGGATCCAGCTTGCATTGCTGACAGGCGAGGACCCGGTCGTAAATCTCCTCGTGCTTGGCGCCGGTCGACAGTTGCGCCATGATCCAGTCGTCCGCGCCGAGTCGTTGCTCGCCTATACCCGTAAGATCGAGGGGAGTGGCCCGGACGGCGATGGACGCCAGGAGCATGGAGTATGTCGTGAGGGCGCTGCCCACACCCGGGTTGGTCTTCCAGTCACCATCGAAGAGGATCAGGTGGCTAGAGAAGGGGTCGACGTGGTTGGCAATGACAGGGTTGAGGCGACGCTTGATGGCGTCCTGCTCGGCAGTGAAGCCCCAACAACCATCGAGACAGATGGTTGGGATGCCGGTGTATTTGAAGAAGGCGAGTGCCTTTTTGTATCCTTCGACGGTGGCCGTGAGTCTGGCCCCCTCAAACTGGCCGAACACAACAACAGGAACTTCGGCGTCTTTCAAGCCGATGTATTTGTTATCTGCCCGGTTGATGCGGTCCTTGTAGTATTCAGGGGTATACCAAATGCGGTAGCGTTGGTCGAAGCCGCCCTCGATGGGGTCGACCTTAAGGGGGAAGTCAGCAGGCTCGAGACCACTTCTGGCTAGGTCGGCCAGCATGAACTCTCGGGATGATGAGGCGTGTTCTGGAATCATGCTGCGAGTCTTTCCTGGTAAACGTTTTTCAACCCGGAGTTCCAGATATGCTTCCAGATAATCATCTGACTGTCTGTCTCCGACCATTCTTGTACTTGCCACTTCTCCCAATTCTTGAGGAAGTATTTTACATCGCAGCCCAGCCATTCAGCTGCTTCAAACTCGTTCATGGCGGTCTCCAATTACTATGCGCAGTGCATAGATAAATATTATACACCGAATTTCCCCTGAGCGTCATCAGATTTACTTATCGGGGGCTCTGCATATATGTATCGCGACGCGCGCGCGCGTAAAATACTGGTATACAACAGTAATCCAAGGGCGCATAATAACAGTACAGTCGATTGAGACTGTTTAACTAGGAGATTAGCATGGACATCGGTTCAAAGATTGATTCCCTCTACACCCTGCGCAATGCAAGGCTTGACCTCGAGAAGCAGGTCAAAGAGATGAAGGAACAAGAGTCAAGTATGCGGGGCGAGATTATCGGTCTGCTGCAAGACGAGACTCTTGAGGGGGCGAAGGGTAAGATGGCTACTGCTGCCCTCACGTACAGCAATCAGCCTCAGGCAGTTGATTGGGATGCGATCTATCACTACATCGCCGAGACTGGCCGCTTCGCCCTCCTCCATCGGCGGATCTCCGCAGCGCTTTGGCAAGACATCGTGAACAACGAAGGCGAGATTCCTGGTATTGAATCTATCGCCATCGTCGATCTGTCTTTGACCAAGTCGAAGCGGTCTTGACAAAGTGGATTCTGCTGTGCGGCTGACATCCCTACTGTCGTTAAACCAGCATTCCAGATTTGAGGCACTAACGATCTGGCGTGAACCATCCACGTAATGAGGCCCGAACTCTTAGGGCGAGACTGATGGTTGACTCGTAGGTGTGGTGAAAACTACTGCTACGACGGAGTGACACCCCGGAGAGACGGGGACCAACACGTCTGGCGACTGGCGCCGCTGTCTTTCTAGAAGAACGAGTAAGCAAGCCCAAAACCCAGTCGCCAGCCATGTTGGTGAGTGTGCAGGCTGATGCACAGGCAGTGAGTAAGAATAGGTAGTGCGTTTGAACCGATTACGCACAGACCGAAGCCGTTTAGTAGAGATCGGGTGACTAGACAAGCCGGAGATCAGCACCGGTCACCAACAACCAACATGCACGATGCGAGGAATGAACGTGGACATAGGTTTTGATGATTTGCGCCGATTTGCTGAAGCCTGCTGGCCGAATCCGATAGAGACGTCCTTGCTCGGCTATGTGGGGCATCAACTGGACCCCAAAAGCGGACAGCTAACTGGAGTGATTCCGGAGTGGATTGAGAAGGAGGCACGTAAGCATGGTCTAGAGGTTCTGACGGCGGACTACAGACGCGGCACCTACTCATTTCGACTCCTCCCCCCCTCAAAGGAGCTAAGATGTTTAGTACACCAAGCAAGTTCGAAGTACTCAACTGGATAACACGGGATGCCATCACTGCCAAAGAGTTGGCGGCCAAGTTTTATCTTGGTGATGCGGAGATGGCTGACAAACTCAGTCAGATTCTTAGCACTCTCCACACAGAAGGAAAAGTCGAGCGACGCCCAGCGCATCGCCCGCACAGTCGCCCGGCGTGGGAATACTATGCGCCGCCAGAGCAGTATCAATTCATCTTAGGAGGAAGGCCTTACTACTTTACTATCCCTGAAGCTTCTGAGTTTCACACACAGTTTCATTCTATGACATTTACAAATGAAAGGTTACACCATGAGCAAGAAAACTGAACCCGTTGCCGACTCCGAATCCACTGCTGTGCTGGATATGAAGGCGGAAGTTGAAGCCCGGCTGAAAGCCCAAGCCGCGACGCGCGAGCAGATGGCCAGCGGGAGTGCTTTGATTTCTTTCAAAGGTGGCCGTTTGAGCATCGATGGCACAGACGTCCCATCTGGTGAGGTGGAAGTCATTCCGCTGGCCATCATGTTTGAGCGCACCTTCTACTCGAAGGCGTACAACCCCGATGTGTCGCAGGTTCCCGACTGCTACACCTATGACAACATTGGGCCGCACCCGGAAGCGCAAGCCCCGCAGAATCCCACGTGTAAGGGTTGCCCGCGTGATGCATGGGGTTCCGGCAAGGAAGGTCGCGGCAAGGCTTGTCGTGAGGCTGCCCGCCTGGGTGTCATCAGCTCGCTGGCGGATCTCAACCAGTCGGCGGTCTACATGGCTAAGGTGCCGATCAGCTCCCTTGGCACGGTCAAGGACTTCCTTGCGTATGCCTCAGCCAACGGCCAGCTGACCTGCCAGTACAAGGTGCGTCTCAAGGTGGTGCCCGACAACAAGTCCATCTTCAAGGTGTCGATCATCCCCCTCGGCAACAACCAGTGGTCTCTCGAGCAGCTGCTGCCCAAGATGAACGCTGCGATCGAAACCCTGAACCAGCCCTACCCGGATCTGAATAAGGATCACGGGACCAGCAGCAAGTACTAACCTTCAAGGGGGGGCGGCTGTGACGGTCTCCCCCCTATCCTTTATGGCTACCTATTTGTTTACATAAAGGGGGTAGAATGCGCTATACTACATCGCGCCTCAATGCTTTGCACACGGTTTTAATGTTTCTACTTGGCCGGCTACCCACGCATCTGGAGATGATCATGGGCTTTAATATTCTGCTGCGGAGAAGACATGGCAAACGTCGTTCTTGATTTCGAATCTGAGGCAATCGACAACAGGCCGAATTATCCCCCGAATCCGGTTGGGTTGGCCGTACGATATGCCCTCGACAGTTACTATATGGCGTGGGGGCATCCCTGTGAGAATGACAGTGAGGAGACTGACGTCATCAAGCAAACCCAACGGCTACTGGCGTTGCGCGACCACCGGTTTATCTTCCACAATGCTGCCTTCGACTGCGCCATCTTCGAAGAGAAGTGGAATCTGACCGTTCCATGGGACCGCGTGGACTGTACCATGGTCATGGCTTTCCTAATGGATCCGCATGGTGAGCTAAGCCTCAAGCCTTTGGCTGAACAGCACTTGAACATGCCGCCCTCAGAACGGGACGCCGTGGCTGACTGGCTTGTGGAGCATGGCGTCTGTACACGCAAGCAAGCGGGTGCACACATCAGCAAAGCGCCTGGAAAGTTGGTTGGGTCGTATGCCGTGGGTGACGTCGAGCGGACAGCCCAGCTCCTGCAGCACTTCCAGGAAGACTTCGCTAAAGATCTACGCCTGCAAGAAGCATACGAGCGTGAGATGGCACTGATGCCGCATATCATGGAGATGGAGCGGCGTGGGGTGCATATCGATGTGCCGCTACTCAAGGCGGACATTCATTACTACGAAGACAAGCTCGCCGACATTGACAAAGAGATTCAACTGGTCTTGGGGCCCGTAGACATCGATTCGGGCGCGGCCTTAGCTGACGCACTCGAAGAGCACAAAATGGCTAACAACGGCTTCCTACTCACGCCGAAGGGGAATCGCTCAGTTAACAAGGAGTCTGTAATCAGCGCAATCTCGGATTCCAGGCTTCTCGGCAATATCCTTGTGCGGCGTGCATTAGCGACGTCATTGCGCACATTCCTCCACCCTTGGTATGCAGCAGCCAAGGACACGGGCAAACTGTACGTGCGCTGGAACCAAGTCAGAAACTATAGTGACACGGGGGCGAGAACCGGCCGCATCAGCTCCTCCCCTAACATGCAAGCAATTCCCGTTAAATGGGAGGGTCTGCTGGCAGAGCTCGAGAAGATCGGCTACCACTTGGACTTTCCGCTGCCGTTGGTGCGCCAATATGTTATCCCGTCGCCTGGGCATATCTTCATTGGCCGAGACTACTCAGCCCAAGAGTTGAGACTGTTGGCCCACTTCGCGGGGGGAGAGCTGCTGAAGCGACTGCAAGCCGACCCCGAAGCTGACGTCCACATGATTGCTGCGAACATCGCGGGGATCACACGGAAGGTTGCCAAGACCCTGGGCTTCGCTGTCTTGTACGGTGCGGGCGTAATCAAGATCGCTTCCAGCTTGGGTATCCCTGTCGACCAAGCAGGGAAAATCAAGGCCAACTACCTTGAAGCCTTGCCGGAGATTAACACTTTGCAGTCTGACCTCAAGTGGCGCGGGAATTCCGGTGGGTTCCTTCGCACCCTCGGCGGGCGTCGCTATTATGCCGAGAAGCCAGCGATGAAGAACGGAATACTCCGGACATTCGCCTACAAGCTGACGAACTACCTCATTCAGGGGAGCGCGGCGGACCAGACCAAGGAGGCAATGCTATACTATGCCACGCATACGAAGCATGGCAGGCTGGTGCTGACAGTGCACGACGAGATTGTGATCGAGTGCCCTATTGAGCATCAAGATGAGGAGGCAGCACTGCTTGAGAAGGCAATGAATACCAGCTTCCAAGATAGGCTGGATTATCAGATCATATCCACGGAGTCCCGCGGGTATAACTTTGGAGAACTGTAATGCGATTCACCGGTCCCTGGGGTTTTTCTAAGCTGCAAACCTACAATGAATGCCCGCGTAAGTTTGCTTTCCAATACATTGAGCTGGCGAAGGTCGGCAACACCACCTCCCCTGCGCTCGTGCGTGGTAGCGAGATCCATGAAGCTTGCGAGGCGTACATCAACGGCTGGGACCCAGTGCTGGACGCTCGTGTTGAGAACTGGGAGAAACAGTTTGACGAGCTGCGCCTCAAGAAACCCAAGACCGAGATGTCCTGGGGTTTTGACAAAAACTGGAAGAAGCTCCAGGACTGGTTTCAACCCGAGACTTGGCTGCGTGCCAAATGCGATGCCGTCTATCTTGAGGGGGAGACGCTTCATGTGATCGACTTCAAGACCGGCAAGTACAAGGTACCTCCGGCCGAGCAAATTGAACTGTATGCGATCTGCGGGGCGTCGGTGTACCCTGAGGCAACCAAAGTCGTTGCTGAGTATTGGTTCCTGGACTCGGGCAATGTGCTATCCAAGGAGTTCACGCGAGAATATCTGGACGTGCTGCGGAGCAAGTACGAGAACCTCCCGCTCTTCGCAGATGAAGTCTTCGAGGCTACCCCCTCACGGGCTTGCGCATACTGCAACTACTCGGGAAGCAAGGATGGTCCATGCACTAAAGGATAATGAGGCTTTCACTGAGAGGCATTGCAACGAGCTTGCTAAACAAGCCGGTTGCGTGCTTCTCAAACTCCAGATTAAGGGGTGGCCGGACCGAATTCTGCTCGCCCCTAACGGGCGTGTTGCCTTCATTGAGTTCAAGCGTGAGGGGGGCGAACTGAAGCCGCTCCAGCGCTATTTCCTAAGATTACTGCGCACGATGAAATTTCGCGCCGAGGAATGTGATAATGTGGAACTTTTCAAACGAATCCTTAGTGAGACAGTGGGTGCCGCATAGTTACCAGCGTGCGGGTATTGAGTGGCTAATCATGCATCCGGCTGGCGCACTCTTTTGGTCGCCTGGATTAGGCAAGACAGCCGTAATACTGGACGCATTCATGCGGCTACGCGAGTTGGGGTTCAAGTACCGCATGCTGGTTCTTGCGCCATTGCGTGTATGCCAAACAACATGGATGAACGAGCACCGCAAGTGGGATAAGTTCGCCGGACTGCGCATTGGTCTCGCCCATGGCAACGACCGCATACGGGTCTTGATGGATCCAGACTATGACATTGTGGTTGCAAACTATGACGCAATGCCCTGGCTGAGCCCTGCACTGCAGATCTTCAACCCGTTTCAGATCCTTGCCTTTGATGAACTGACGAAAGTCAAGCATACTAACACCAAGCGCTTCAAGCTTCTCAGGCCGATACTCGGGAAGTTCCAGTTCCGTTGGGGCTTGACCGGAACGCCTGTCTCTAATGGCTTGATGGATCTGTTCGGACAAGTCTACTCGCTAGATGAGGGGGCAGCATTCGGGCGGTACATTACTCACTTCCGATTGGAGTACTTCACTCAACACCCATATAACAAGTACCTGTGGGAAATACGGAAAGACCGGCTCCCCGCACTCTATAACAAGCTGCGCCAGATCGCGCACTATATCAAGGCTGAAGATTACCTTGAGCTGCCGGAGCTGCTGACTATCCCCTTGCGCGTAGATCTTGCGCCCCAGATCATGAACCGCTATCGGATTTTTGAGGAAAGTTACCTGCTTGATGAAACTCTGACGGCGGTCAATGCTGGTGTCTTGAGTAGCAAATTGAGACAGTTCCTTGGCGGCGCGGTTTACGATGGGGACCGCACACTGATGGAGATCCATAGTGCTAAGCTTGATGCACTGGACGACTTGATCGAGGAGATGGCGGGCGAGCCACTGATGGTTGCCTATATGTATGACCATGAACTCGAGCGGATCCGTAAGCGCCACCCCGACGCCCTCTATATCAAAGGTGGCATGACAAGGAATGCCGTGCAGTCTACCATGGATACCTGGAACCGTGGTGATGCCTCAGTGCTACTGGTGCAACCCCAAGCGGCGGCGCATGGTCTAAATCTACAGTTTGGGGGGAGCGCACTGTGTTGGTTCTCCCTGACTTACGTGCTGGAAGATTACATCCAGCTGATTGGCCGGTTGTGGCGTCAAGGCCAGGAGAGTGCTGTGAGGAATTACATCCTCACAATTCCAGGTACAATTGATGTACATCTTGCTAAAGCATTGGCAGCAAAGGATGCTACGCAAGAGAAAGTCTTCCAAGCTTTGTTAAAAAAAGGTGTTAATTTGGAAGATACTGCAGTATAATTGTTTTACTGCTGCCGCATGTTGCCCAGCAGATTCCGCAGTTCTATAGGAGAAATACCATGAGCAAGAAGAAAGCCCCCGCTGTGAACGAGGAAGTTGTCGACACTGGCGCTGACGCCATCGAGCAGGCCACCAAAGAGGAGCTGGAGTCCCTCAAGAAGATGACCATGGCTGAACTGGTCGACAAGTACAACTCGCTGTCCGACACGACCAAGACCGAAAAGGAACTCGGCACCCTGACCAAGGCCCGCAATGCCATCAAGAAGCTCCTGGGCGTCAGCTTCGCGCACCCGCGTTCGCCGCGCTCTGGCATCGGCGCTTTCGCCAAGGACCTGATCCGCGAAGGCCATACCAACGCCGCCGTGCTGGCCGCCGTCAAGGCCGAGTACCCCGACGCCAAGACCACCATGGGCTGCATCGGCTACTACCGCGCCAAGGTCAAGCTCGAAAGCGCCAAGGTTTCCAGCGCGCCTGAGGCCCCTGAGGTTCCTGAG